ATCCCTTCAGTGAACAGGTCGGCGGCGACCACTACAAGGCGCTTGCCATCCAGCCCATCGAATACTGCCAGCGCAATGGGTTGAGCTACTGCGAGTCGAACGTCGTCAAGTACGTCACCCGGCACCGCTTCAAGGGCGGCTCGCAGGACATCCTGAAGGCGATCCACAACCTGCAACTTCTGTTGAAGATGGAGTACCCGCAGGGATGAGGCCAGGCGTCACTGCAGCGGCAGCTACCCGCGCCAGGCGCAAGGCCATGCGTGAGCGGTGGGAGAACCTGCTGGCCGCGCACCTGAAGCTCAAGGGGATCACCGGCTGGGAGCGCGAGCATCAGTTTGCCCAGCATATCGGCCGTCGCTGGCGGTTTGATTTCGCGTTTGAGGATCTTCACCTGGCCGTGGAGGTGGAGGGCGGTGAGTGGGTCCAAGGCCGGCATCAGCGGCCAGCGGGGTTCAGGGAAGACTGCGACAAGTACAACGCCGCAACCGAATCAGGCTGGCGGGTATTGCGGTACGTGCCCTCCCAGATCAGGACCGGTGAAGCGGCCAATCAGATTCAACGAATTGTCGACAACGCAACCCGATCAATGGCGGCGTCGTCATGACTGGCCTTCAGGCGCACAGAGCATTGGCAGAGGATCTGCGCGAGGCTGATCTTCGCCTTCGGGCATGGGCAGACTGGGCACGCTCGGGCCGCATGAACATCGGCTGGCCGCGTTTATCGATGACCGCCCGCATGGTCGAGTGGAACCGCGTCGGTATTCGTCCAGATGGCGGGCTGCCGCCGCCGACCATCATCCCGGATGAGATCGCCGCAATCGACGCCCTGGTGGCAAAACTACCCGAGCCACAGCGTAACGTGATCGTGATCCATTACACCTATGACGACCCGCGTGAGGTGAAGATTCGGCGAGCGAAGATCAAGCGCGATCAGTACCGGCGTTATCTCGACTACGCCCGCTGGGCTATCCGACTCGGGCTGATGGTCAAATAAATGTTGCTGCGCCAATTTACGGGGGTAAGGTCGGCAACGGCTGGTGGTGTGCCCATGGTGCACAGGTGATCAAGGTCGATGTGCGCGCCGACATCAGTGGGGCACTGCGCAAGCTGAACGTGACCGCAGAGCAGGCCCGCAAGGCCATCCCTCGCGCCTTGAACAAGGTCGCCACAACGGCCCGTGCCGAGGCTGCGCGCGAGATCAAGCAGGCGGGCTATGGGCTGAAGGTCGGGGCGATCAAGAAAGCGATCAAGACCATTCGTGCCACCAAGCACGAACTGAGGGCGATCGTCAGGGCCAGCGGCAGCCCGATACCGCTGATCGAGTACGGCGCAAGACAGACCCGCAAGGGCGTCACGGTATCCGTGCTACGGGGGCGCAAGCTGATCCCCGGCGGCTTTATCGCCACCATGCCAACCGGCCACCGGGGCGTGTTCGTGCACAAAGGCGAGGTCAATCGCTGGGTCATGCGCAATGGCAAGCGGGTGCGCAGTAGGCTGCCGATCAGGGAACTGTTCGGCCCGAGCATTCCGCAGGCGTTCGTGAACAACACCGTGCAAGCAGCACTGAAGGGAGCGATCAAGACTCGCTTCCCTGTTGTGCTGATGCAGGAGTTGCGTGCGGCAGGGCTTGGGAAGTGATCGCCGCTCATAAATTCGATGGGTCCCTCCTGCCGTCAGGGGGGGGCGGGTACGAAGACCGCGGTTTTCGTCTAGCGCCAGAGGCGCTGAGGCGCCACCACTAGGCGGATGATCGCCGAGCCCCGCACGCTGAGCTGGTTGGCTGTCGAGCTGCGCGTCGACCGGCGCACGCTGGCCCGTGAGCTGGAAGGGCTGGATCCAGACATTGTCAGCCAGGGCAAGGGTCGCGCTGACCGCCGCTGGCTGTTGTCGCGCGTGGTCGACCACCTCCGCAGCAGGAGCCAGGCGGATGGCTACGACGCTGAAGCCGAGCTGGGCCGGCTACGGTTCGAGCAGGCGAACAAGACGGCACTCGAAAACGCCGTCAGGAGCGGGCAGCTCCTCGATGTTGGTCTGGTGTATCGGGCCTGGGAGATGCTGCTGGTGGGCATTCGGGCGCGGATGTTGTCCGTACCGACAAAGCTGGCTGCTGAATTGGCGGTAATCCAGGACTCGAATGCAATCAGATCACGCCTTACCGACGAGATCACTGAAATTCTCGCCGAGGCCGCCGCTCATCGAGCGGAGCCTGCAGATCTCGACGGCCCTGACATTGATGAGTCGGGCGGCGAGGATTCTGCAGCCGCCACCACGGCTGACCGTAAGCGAGTGGGCAGACGCAAGGCGCCGGCTAAGTCGGGAAAGCAGCGCCGAGCCGGGGCAGTGGCGCACTGACCGAGCGCCCTACCAGCGCGGCATCATGGATGCTGTCGCCGATCCACTGATCCGCGAGATCTGGGTCATGAAGTCGGCGCAGGTCGGTTGGACCGAAATCCTCGGCAACGTGATCGGGTTCCACGTGGATCAAGACCCGGCCCCGATCCTGCTGGTTCAGCCGACATTGGAGATGGCAGAGGCGTGGTCAAAGGACCGCTTGGCGCCGATGCTGAGGGATACGCCGTGCCTGCAGGGAAAGGTGGCAGACCCGCGATCGCGGGACTCCGGCAACACGCTGCTGCATAAATCGTTCCCCGGCGGCCACATCACGATGGCCGGGGCGAATTCGCCGAGCGGCTTGGCGTCGAGGCCGATCAGGGTGCTGCTGTTCGATGAGGTTGACCGCTTCCCGACCTCCGCAGGGACAGAGGGTGACCCGGTAAGTATTGGCCGCAAGCGGGCGGCGACCTTCTGGAACAGAAAGCTGCTGGCAGGATCGACGCCAACCGTGAAGGGATCGAGCCGTATTGAAGCCGGCTTCGAGGGGTCAGATCAGCGGTACTTCTTCGTACCGTGCCCGCACTGCGGCGAGTTTCAGCGACTGGTTTGGAGCCAGGTGCGCTGGACGGACGACAGGCCGGAGACGGCAGCCTATGCCTGCGCGCACTGCGCGGCGTTGATTGTGGATACGGACAAGCTGGACATGCTCCGCCGCGGCGAGTGGCGGGCATCGAGGCCGTCGACGGGCATCGCCGGGTTCCATATTTCGGAACTGTACTCGCCCTGGGTGACGTGGGCCGAGATGGCGCGGTCGTTCCTTGAGGCGAAGAAGCTGCCGGAGACCCTGCAGACCTTCATCAACACCGCGCTCGGGGAGACCTGGGAAGATCGCGGCGAGATGGTCGACGCGAAGGGGCTGGCGGCACGACGGGAAAGCTACACCGCTGCCAGCCTGCCCGCCGGAATCGTGATGCTGACCCGCGGAACCGACGTTCAGGACGACCGCCTGGAGTCGACGCTCTGGGGGTGGGGGCGCGACGGCGAGAAATGGCGCATCAAGCACGACATCCTGCGCGGTGGGCCGGGTAATACCGGATCCGGCAGCGTCTGGTCAGATCACGACGGCTTACTGGCGGAACGGTTCACGACCGACGACGGCCGAACGCTGATCTGCGAGGCCTGCGCGGTGGACTCCGGCGGCCACTTTACCGAACAGGTCTACACGTACTGCGCAGCCCGGAAGGGCCGGCGAGTGTGGGCCATCAAGGGCATCGGTGGGCCGGGTCGGATGGCGTGGCCGAAGCGAGCCAGCAGGGGCGGGAAGAAACGCCTCGATGTGTGGCCGGTCGGTGTCGACACGATCAAGGATGTGCTCTACGGGCAACTGAAGCACGGGAAGGAACCCGGCCCGGGTTACACGCACTTTGATGCGGCGACCGACGAAGAATATCTGGACCAGCTCACGAGCGAGACGCTTGTTTACCGGCAGGTCAATGGCCGCAAGGTGAAGGCGTGGAAGCCGCGCTCGACCGGCGTCAGGCAGGAGGCGCTTGACTGCTGGGTTTATGCCTTCGCGGCGATGATCGGTCGCGGTGGTGCGGCCCTGCTGGGACGGCGGGCGGCCAACCTCGACAGCGCCGGGCCGCCCCAGACAACCGACCAGACCGAGACTGTGAACCAGTCACCGGCTGAAACATTCCGGCAGCCACAGCGGCAGCCGGTCACGCACAGACGTAACTGGACAACCAACTGGCGATGAACACCGAACCGCTTGAACTTGGCGCAGGCAACACGTGGACGTGGACGCGCGAGTTCGCCGGTTATCCGGCCGTGACGTGGACGCTGGCCTATCACTTCAAGAACGCCGCCTCGTCGTTTTCCGTCAGCGGTGCGGACATTGTTGCCAGCGGGTCGTCGTTCGTCATCACCAAAGCAGCTGCCGCCACCGCCAGCATTGCGGCGGGCCGCTATGGCTGGCAGGCATACGTCACCAGTGGCAGCACGCGATTCCTGGCCGCATCCGGCGAAGTGCAGGTTCAGCCGGACTTCAGTGCCGCTGGCGCCCGCGAGTCTCGTTCGATTGCCCGGCAGATGCTGGATGCAATTGAAGCCTACT